AATAGGATTTATCACCGATACTGGCACTCAATCGGTCTTAGATTCTCCTCATTATTTTGGGGTGCTCTTCCCATATCCTGACAATGGCACGACATCCAAAAGTCTGCTGTTTACTCAGGATCCTTTTTTCTTGCCTGACGGCGGTGGTGCTCCAGCAACACCTACCTCGGGAGATGATCAATATAATTTATATTGGGAAGATACATTCAGACAATATTTCAACACGAGGACGAGGCTCTTCAAGGTCAAGGCCAATATCAGCGCTGTGGCTTTCTCTCAGCTCACACTTGATAAGATCGTGATCTGGGGAGGGCAAAGGTACACGATCAACAAAATAAGCAGCGACATGGTCTCTGGTGATACGGAGCTCGAATTAATTACATTGGTATGATTGAGGCTATTTTTCAACTATTGCATCAGATGGGACCGGTGGGCAAATATTCCAAAATTGCTACCGGCTCACGTCAGTATCCAAAAAGCCTGCTGGCTCTAATTAAGAAAATGATTAAAAATGGCGATTAAAAAAACGGTTCAAATAACTGCGGATTCCGAGGCAGCCATCAAGGCTTTTGAGGATATGCAAAAGCAGATTCAGCAGCTTGAAAATCAGGTCGGTGAATTAAACGACACGACCAAAAGCATTGACAAATCTGCGAAAACAGCAGCCAAGGGATTCAAGGGCGTGGGCTTGGCTTTGAAGGCTGCCGGGGTAGGATTGTTTTTGAAGGCTTTCAGCACGCTGCAGGAGATCTTTATGAGCAACCAAAAGGTGGTTGACAGCTTCACCACCGTTTTCAATTTTCTGGCGCTGTCGTTTAACGACTTTTTCAAATGGGTGGAGGGAGCCATTGGGCCCATTCAAGATTATTTCAAGTCTATTTTCAATGATCCGAAGCAGGCCGTCATGGACTTGCGGAAGGCCATCGTTAATTATTTGGTCAAGGGATTTGAAAATCTAATCGAGGCTGCCGGATTTTTGGGCAAGGCCATTGGTCATTTGTTCAAGGGAGAATGGTCCGAGGCTGCGGATGCTGCCAAGGAAGCAGGGAAGGAAATGGTCGATGTGTTTACTGGCGTCGATGGGTCTGTCGAGAAAATCAGCAAAACGGTGACGGAGGGCGTTCGGGCTCTGGGAGAATATACCAAGAGCACATGGAATCAGGCCGAAGCCATGACGGAGCTCAACAATCAAGCGCAAATTGCAGAGGCTCGCAACGAGCGATTGCTGAAAGGGTATATGAAGCAAGCTGAAGATTTTCGCCAGCTTCGGGATGATGAGCGCAAAACCATTGACGAGAGAATCCAAGCCAACGAAGATTTGGGAGCTGTTTTGGATGAGCAGGAGAGGGTCATGCGTGAAAATGCTCAACTGGCTATTGATAATGCCGAGGCAAAATTGGCATTGGATAAAAATAGCGTTGAAGCGCAGGTCGAGCTTGAGAACGCCCTAATGCGAATGCTGGATGTGGAGGAAACCGTTAATGGATTCCGTTCTGAATATTTACTCAACCAAAATTCACTTCAAAAAGAAGCTCTCGAGCTTCAAGATATGAGGACCGAGGGTGAAAATAAGGTGCTGGAAATTTTGAAGAGAGGCGACGCTGAAAGGACAACCAACCAGAGACAGCGGATGGATATGGAAAGGGCGGTGACTATTGAGACGTTCAATAATGAAAAGGCGAGATTGCAAGCGAAGATCGACGCACTCACCGAGGGCACGTTGGCGCACCAGCAGGCTATAAATGAAATGAAGATTCTTGAGGAGCAGCATACTAACTACTTAAAAAGCGAAAATCAAAAGAGGGCTCAGAATGACATGGCTAACTTCCAGCAGGGAGTCCAAATGGCTGGTGCTGCTTTGGATGCGCTGCTTCAGTTAGACACCAAAAAATTCGGCGAGAGCGAAGCCGAGCAGCGCAAGGCTTTTGAGCACCAGAAAAAGGGACAGCTGGCAGCAACAAGAATCAACACGGCTACTGCTGTGATTTCTGCTTTGGCTGGATCTGCTTTGACACCATGGCCGGTGAAGATTGCCAATGCTTTGACGGCAGGAATTATGGGCGTGGCTCAGTCACGCAAGATAAAGGCTACTCAATTTCAGGGAGGAGGATCAAGCGGTCAGGATGCTGGTGGTATGGTGGCGAGGGCTGCCGTTACTCCGGACGTCAATATCGTGCAGGCAGCCAATACAAATAGGAGTTTAGGTAGGATGATAGAGCAGAATGACAGACCGATGAGAGCGTATGTGACGAGTCAGGATGTAGCAAGTGCAGCATCTCTGGAACGGAACGTAATAAGTAATGCTACTATCGGAAAATAAAACCTTATATATATATAGGTTTCATTTGGGTCATAACCATTTGCATATCAAACACATAGGGTGGACAAAATTTGCAAAAATGCAAAAAATGTCCGCCAATGTTAAGCCAATGTTAAGTCGAAAATGATACAAAAAACCAAAAATTCGTTTAAAAAATATGAGAATCGTTGAACTTATAATTGACGAGATGGATGAATTTGGCGGTATTGACGCCATCTCCATCGTTGAAAGCCCGGCCATTCAGTCTGATTTTATCACTTTGGCGGAACAAGTCAAGGATAAAGAGGAGAAAACACAGCTGGCCGAGGTGGACAAAGAGCGGAAAATTTTGATGGGTCCTGCTTTGATACCCAACAAAATGATCTATCGCAAAAATGGTGATGACGAGTTCTACATTCATTTTTCGAAGGAGACAGTCAGAAAGGCCAGCGAGTTATTTCTGAAAAGAGGAAAGCAGAACAGAGCCACCTATGAGCACCAAGTCGCCCTCGGAGGATTATCGGTGATTGAATCGTGGATCGTTGATGACCCAGAGATGGATAAAAGCAAGGCATACGGATTGAATATGCCAAAGGGGACATGGATGGTGGCGATGAAAGTATATGACGACACCGTCTGGAATGAATTTGTCAAGACTGGTCAGGTCAAGGGATTTTCTATTGAGGGATTTTTCGAGGACAAGGCCATGATGTCAGAAGACGAACGTCTGCTGGAGGAGCTCCGGGAGATGATCTTAGAATGAAAATCAAACATAAATTAATAATCACGTTTTAAGGGTATGACTGCAAAAGAAATCAAATCTAAAATTGCCGATCTGTTGAAACTATCAGAAGAGGAGAAAACAGAATTGGCCACCATGACCTTGGAGAATGGAACGGTCCTCGAGGCTGACGCATTCGAGCCGGGGAATGAAATTTTTATCATTACTGATGACGAGAGAACTCCATTGCCAGTCGGCGAATATGAAATGGAGGGCGGTATGAAATTAGTAGTGACTGAGGAAGGCGTCATTGATTCTATCGTGGAGCCCGAAGCCGAAGAGGAGGAAGAAGAAGAGGTAGAGGTCGAAGCTGAAAAGAAGAAGGATGAATTTGCCACTATGGATGAGTTCAACGAGCTCAAAGAAATGGTCGGCAGCCTGATGAACATCGTGGAGAATCTTGCCAAGCAAGAGCCCAAAAAAGAAGAACTGAGCTCTGAGGAAAAAGGTGAACTCAAGCACAGCCCCGAAAAGGAAACCAAGAAAGCCATCAAGCTGGATGCTTTCAAGCCTTCACCTACATTGTCAAGAATTTTAAACTCAATCAATAAGTAAGATGCCAACTTCAACATCAATAACTACTACCTATGCCGGCGAATTTGCTGGCCAGTATGTAGGCGCTGCTCTGCTTTCTGGTAACACTCTCGCCAATGGCGGTTTGACCATTAAGCCAAACGTAAAATATAAAGAGGTATTGAAGCCTCTCGCATTGGCTGACATTTCTGCTGATGCAAGTTGCGATTTCACCGATACCGGTACCGTAACGCTAACCGAAAAAGTCCTTGAGCCCAAGGAACTGCAAGTGAATCTTGAGCTTTGCAAAAGCGATTTCCGCTCTGACTGGGAAGCCATCGCCATGGGATACAGCGCTCACGACGTGCTGCCCAAGAACTTTCAAGACTTCCTGATTGCTCGCATTTCTGAAAGCATTGCTGCTGAGACTGAAAGCAACATCTACCAAGGTGCTACTGGAAACAGCGGTGAGTTTGACGGATTCGAGACTCTTTTTGCGAGCAACGCTGCTCAGCCTGCTGGTCAAGAGATTGCTGGTGCTTCTGTTACTGCTGGTAACGTAATCACCGAGCTTGGAAAGATCGTTGATGCGATTCCTTCTGCTCTTTACACTAAAGAAGACCTTTATATCTACGTTTCTCAGAACATCGCTCGTGCTTATGTGCGTGCTCTAGGAGGCTTTGGAACTTCTGGACTGGGTGCCAATGGTGTTGGAAACCAAGGAACACAATGGTACGGCGGTGAGGCCCTGAGCTTCGACGGCGTGAAACTTTTCGTAGGTAACGGCTTGAGTGATGATACTGCTTTTGCAGCTCAGAAATCAAACCTTTACTTCGGAACTGGACTGCTGAGCGATCACAACCTTGTGAAAGTTCTGGACATGGCTGATCTTGATGGTTCTGACAACGTGCGTTTCGTGATGCGTTATACTGCCGGAGTTCAATATGCGATTGGATCCGACATCGTAACCTATGGAATCACCAATACTGCTAACTAATAGCAGCCAACTGAATAAATAACCAAAGGGCAGGTGGATTGAGTCTGCCTGCCCTTTTTTAATATCAAAAAAAAATGGCTTGTGATTTAACTTTAGGAAGGCTTGAAGGATGCAAGGACGCACTCGGCGGAATTGACGCTGTATATTTTGTGAATTTCGGCGATCTCGGCACGGTGACCTTGGGAACTGACGATGAGGTGACCGATGCTACTGGTACTTTTTCAGCGTACAAATACGATCTGAAAGGTGCTTCATCTTACGAGGAGGCAATCAACAGCTCTCGTGAAAACGGCACCACATTTTTTGCTCAGACTTTGACATTGTCTTTGAAAGGACTCAGCAAAGAGCAGAGCAAACAGCTGAAGCTGATGGCATGGGGACGCCCTCATGTGGTGATTGAAGATAGAAACGGAAATCAGTTCATGATGGGTCTTGAAAGGGGCGCCGAGGTATCTGGTGGAGGTGCTGCTTCTGGAGCTGCTATGGGTGATATGAGCGGATATACCATCACTTTGACTGCGGAGGAGCCAACGTCAGCGAATTTCATGGACGGAGGTATTGCTGGCAATCCATTTGACGGATTATCTAATGCCACACCTACTATCGTTGTAGGAGTATAATATACATTTTTGTCTGCTTTGAGTCAGGGCCGGGGTGGTTTTCACTTTGGCCCTTTCTTTTTGAAAACAGATTGAGGGTCTATTCGTTATTTAATGGAGATGCACATCATTACAACTACATCGCAGCAAGTAATATTTGTTCCTCGTAGGGTTGAGAACAAATATGATATTAATATCTACAATGAGCAGACCAGAGAAACCACGTCGGCTGTCGTAAATGCTACTATCGTTTTGAATGGCAACTATTCAAGGATAACGCTGCCAATAACACCAGCCGAGGGCGATTGGTACAGCATTGAGATGACGGATGGTGGAGATTTGATATACCGGGGTAAGGTCTGCTGCACCGATCAGGTGAATCTGAATAAATACACAACACAAAGTGCGACGTGGGACCCTTATGCCGGAAATTCCAATGAATATATTTTGACTAATGCCTGATAATTTCTCGAATATTGTCGCCGTAGCGCTGAGTGATTACACGACACCCAAGGTCGTAGAGGACAAAAACAAGGGCTGGGTGAATTATGGCGCTGACAATGACTATTTCCAGTATTTGATTGACAACTATAATAACAGCCCGACCAACAATGCCATCATCAATGGCATGGTGGAGCTGATATATGGCGGTGGATTAGACGGAAAAAACAAGTCAATGAAGCCTGATGAGTATGCTATGCTGAAAAACATCTTCAGCGACGAGGATATCAGGCGCATTGTGACCGATTTGAAGCTGATGGGCAATGCTGCCAGCGTCATCACGGTAAAAGACGGCAGAGTCAAAAAGGCAGAGCATTGGCCAGTAGAGACATTGAGGGCTGAAATTGCCGATGAAAATGGTGATATTAATCATTATTACTATCATCCCGATTGGTGCAATGCTGATTTGAATAGCAATCCCGAGAAAATAAAGGCTTTCAGACCTGATGTTGGTGATGGTCAGTATATCGCATATATCAAGCCTTATCGTTCCGGCTTTTTTTATTATTCGCCAGTCGATTATCAAGGCTGTTTACCTTATTGCGAGGTGGAGACGGAGGTCGCCAACTACCATATCAACAACATTATCAATGGTTTTGCGCCATCAATTCTGATTAATTTCAATGACGGCAAGCCTGAGGCTAAAGTTCAGCGAGAAATAGAGCAGAAAATCAAGAGCAAATGGGGTGGGTCGAGCAATGCCGGGAAGGCAATCATTGCTTTCAACAATGACAAGGAGCAGGCAGCGACTTTGGAATCTATTCCGGTGAGTGATGCCCATTCG